GGGTTTCCGGCTGGTAAACAACCGCCTCAAACGTCACGTAGTCTTAATAACATGAGACCATATTTCGATGGTAAAGCTATAGGTGGTCAGCGTCCCGGCTTAGATAAATGGGGAGCAGGAACCCAGATCGGGGCTGCTGAACAGCCCGTCGTAGCTTTATGCACAGTGAGTACGGTGGCATAATGGCAACTGGCGATCCGACAGGTGGTGATCTAGCTTCTGTAACAGTAAACGCGAGTACCATTCCGCAAGCAGCACAATGGGTTGACTTTACGTTCGATACTCCTTATGCTCTACAGGCTGGTTATACCTATTGTATCATCATGAGTTCATCGTCAGTAGATCTGGCTAATAAGATTGAATGGGGTCAGGATACTAACGCGGGATATTCTTTTGGTCTAAAGATCCTGAGTACCGACTCCGGTTCTTCGTGGGCACAGATCTCCAGTAGAGACCTTACGTTTCGGACGTTCAACGCTTCTGGTCAGGTCAGCTCTTTTGAGACACAGAATGCTTGGCAGGCTATCTATGGTGATACTAACATCCTAGCACAATCATGGGCCACAATCAGTCAAGCATACACCATTACCAAGGTTCAACTCTATTGTCGTCGAACTACTGCATCTCCCCCCGGTACGATTACAGTAAGTATCCGTCAAGTAGATGAACCCATTGTAACGAAAGCGACTACACCGTCACCTACTGACGCGGCTACCGGGCAGTCTATCAGTCTTTCACAGTTAACGTGGGTGTCGGGCGACAATGGTATCTATGATAATGTCTACTTCGGTGAAGAAGGAAACATGCAGCAAGTAGACATTGTTAATATAGATCAGTCATTCGATCTAAGCGATTATCTCCCTTTAAGTGAAAATACTACGTATCAATGGAGGATAGACACAGTAGGTAGCGTTACTATCACAGGTGATACCTGGTCGTTTACAACACTTACATTCGCTCCTCCCGATCCCGCCACTGTCGGTGAGTTCAAAATGATTAAACGATTAGTGGCATGTGCAGAGAATAGGTTTTGGTATGAGGCTATATAATGGGAAGTTTTAACGACTATACAGAAAACAAAGTATTAGATCACATCACTGGCAAGACGGCATTTACTCAGCCTACTGCGTACATCGGTTTATCAACGGCCAGTCCTACAGATGACGCATCTGGTCTAGCAGAGCCAAGCGGTAATGGCTATACGAGAGTTACTACTGTTGGTTCTGATTGGAATGCAGCGTCAGGTGGATCGGTCGATAATGCTAACGCTCTTACGTTCCCAGAAGCCAGTGGTTCCTGGGGTACAGTAACACACTTCGCACTATTCGATGCCGCCACTAACGGTAACATGCTAGCCTGGGGGACACTCGACGCTTCCAGGGCGATTGTATCGGGACAGACGCCACGTTTCGCTGCTGGTACATTAGTTATAACTCTGGATTAAGGAAATAATCATGGCTATTCAAGTATGGGAAGATGACACTAATGAACATAGAATAGCGGCTTGTCATAGGAGAATACGCAAACAGTTAGTTCTTGAAGATATGTTTCGTAATTCCCGAATAGAACGAGAAGGGTATATTATACCTATTAATGTAACCCTTATAAACGCTATTAAAACAGAATTTGCGGAGCTTAAATCAGAGATAATAGCACTTCAAAATAATGTTACGGGTAATTAGAAAGGAGAATCATGGCTGTTGCTTTAGGGGTGAGTGCAGGATTTTGTTCGAGTACACCTGCAGCCGACCCTACAGGAAATTCTTCGGCTAATTTTGACGGTGCTGCTGACGCTGTAAAAGATACCAGCCCTGTTGGGGCCGGTAAAATAACAGAAGTCGGTTTTTACATAAACAGTCTCCCTGCTGCCGGGGACTTCGAGATCGGTCTGTATTCACATAATTCAGGGTCGGATGTTCCAGACAGCTTATTGTATAGTGAAGCACATACCTCAGCGGAGATTTCTTTAGGTTGGAACTCTTTTAGTGGTCTTGACTGGACTATAAGTCCATCAACTGTCTATTGGATAGCTGCTCAGGGTGATGCTGTTGCTGGCACTCCTTACATAGACCTTACTACGGGCATAGAAAGATTCTCTTACCAAGCATCGTTAGGTTCACTCCCTGCCACTTGGTCTGCTACTGCTACATCGGCTAATTTACCAGCTATTTATGCTCTTTGGGACACGGGGGTAACTTATGTTGAACTGTCGGGAACCATAGCAGCTCAATCAGTAGTAACTAACGCTGATCTTGGTATCCTAACCTATATTAGTCTATCAGGGACCATAGCAGCACAGTCGACAGTAGCCAATGCGTCATTAGGATTTACTGCTGTTACACTTGGAGAGAGCGTGGCCACTAAACGACTAGTGGCAGTTGGAAATAATCAATTATGGTATGAGGCTATATAATGGCAGCGGGAACTATGACAGAACTGGTTGCAGCCAGAGATGATATTGATACCACAGATCAACTCGTGATCTTTGAAGGCTACCAGAAAGTATTTGTGGTAAATGGGACTAACTTAAAGATAGCTGATTTTATCAATACTAAATTAACGGTCACGGCATTGACTACAGCACCTTCATTCGGATCTACTGTGACTCAGGCTACGTCTAATGCTCAGATGATCGTGGACTTCGTTAGTTCAGATAAGACCACGATCTACGGTAAAACGATATCTGGTACTTTTGTAACTACTGGTGGTTATACCTTATCTGGTGGCGGTATGGACCCCGAGACCAGGGTTCCCTCGGCTGTTGCTGAGGCAACAACTACGCCCCACTGGTATGACTGGACCGTGTTCCCCGATAGTGCCTCTGGTTCTATGCCTACCCAAGCATACCTGGGATGCTTATACCAGGGACGAACAGTGTTGTCTGGTCATCCTGATTATCCCCAACAATGGTACATGGCACGAGGAGCGGATCACACTGATTGGGCATATGTGGCTAATGACGCCCTTAGCCCGGTAGCTGGCAGCGACGCCGATGCCGGCAAGGTGGGCGATATCATAAGATGCCTGATCCCTTATAAGGATGATTTTCTAGTATTCGGGTGTGCCACTTCGATCTGGGTGCTGGCGGGTAATCCGGCTGAAGGCGGTACGATCCAAGAAGTAGATCTTACTGTTGGGATCTTCGGTCCCTATAGTTGGTGCTTCGATGGTGACAGTAATCTCTACTTCTGGGGAACAGGTGGGATCTATAGAATGGCGAGGGACTTTAGATCAGTGGAATGTCTTACCGCCGTATCATATCCTGATCTGGTTCAGGATGAGGCTCCCGATCCTACAACACACAGGATCACAATGGCCTATGACCGTAAGCGTTATGGTCTGGTTATCACCATAACTCTCCTGGCCGATGGGACTAATTCAAATTATTTTTATAGTCTCAATCCTGCTACTGAGGGTCTCTATCCTGAGACTTATCCAGAGGAATGTGGTGCCTACTCGATGGTCTATTATGATGCTAACGATAAGACCTATCGTGATCTCCTGGTAGGTTGTAAGGATGGCTATATCAGGAAGTTCGATCCTACTGCTGAGGATGATGATATAGGCGTGTCTGATGAACTTATAGATAGTTATGTGGCTCTCGGGCCATTTAGGTTAGCACCTGAAGGCAGAGAAGGTGCAATCGAATCGATAGAATGCTTCTGTACCGGTGGGAGTTCTGGTGGTACTGAAACCGATTCAGATGATATAGATTATAAAATATTTGTAGGTAGATCTGCTGGTGAAGTGGTCGAAGCAGTAGACGCCGATTCAGGCGAGAAAGTCTCGGGGACGTTTGAGACTATAGGAAGACCAAGAGGAAGACGCAAACGACAGAGAGTAAGAGGTTTATTTGCTAGTATTAGATTAGAGAATGACACGGCTGCTGAGAAGATAAGTTTTGATCGGATAGTCGTGAATACGAGTCAGAAAGGAAGGTTGAAATAATGGCACAGTTAATAGGTAGGGGCGTTGTAGATTATAGAAGGCCGCAGCCCACATCAAGGACAGCCGCGATTCCAGGAGGTCTCACAGATGCGGCCTTGAAATCATTTAACAGTGCTATAGGATTGCTTGGTCCTAATGGCGATTACATGAAGGGGATCGAAGCCGGACTGGAACGGGGTAAGACTAAGGCTGTAGCATCTGGTATGGCCGGTCT